CATAAAGTATTAGAGTATAATGACGATAACGTAAAAAGGTATTGGTATGACTAAGAAACAAGATACGTTTAAGAACTGCATAAAAGTTCTTATCTCCCCATGGGAGAAAGGATTTACATGTGGTATTACTATGGATAGTAAATCTCAAATGACAACTGAGCAATACGAATTATGTTCTACTATAGCTAGAGGCATGATAAAAATGGCAACCCAAGATCCACAATCTGTTTTTGTTTATGGATTAAAGGGATTTGCTGCAGATAAAAAAAACCCTGAAAAACCTAACCTAAGCATGAATGCAGTAGCAGAGTTTGACGAAGAAGATAATGTTATTGATTTTATAGAATGGTTAAAAGCCAAACGTGAAAAGGAGTTAAACTAATGGCAACACATTTAGTAATGGGTGATCCACATTGCACACCCAAAGCAAGCAATGATAGATTTCTGTGGGCAGGTAGACTAGCCGCAGATATAAAAGCGACACATGTAATATGCATGGGTGACTTTTGTAGTATGGATTCTTTGTCTACATATGACAGAGGAAAGAAATCTTTTGAAGGTAGAAGATACCAGAAAGATATGGAGCATTCGCATGAAGCATTGCATTTGTTTAACAAAGGTTTGGGAAAACATAAACCTAAAAAGATAATGTTACATGGTAATCATGAGGATAGAATAGATAGATTTGTAGAAGAAAATCCAGAGTTAGATGGTACTATGAAAATATCTGATTTACAATTTAAGAAATATGGTTGGCAAGAGATACCTTATAAACAGTTTAAAGTTGTTGATGGTATTTATTATGCACATCACTTCCCATCTGGTATTATGGGGTCAGCTATATCTGGTGAAAATATTGGTAGAACTCTCTTGACAAAACACAAAGTTTCTGCTACAGTAGGCCATAGTCACTTATTAGATTATGCTATATCTACTTTACCTAATGGTAAAAAGATTCATGGGTTATCTGCAGGATGTTATTTAAGTCATCCAGAACATTTTGCTAGAGACACTCAGCATCTATGGTGGAGTGGATTGGTAATTAAAAGAGAAGTTAAAGATGGTAATTATAATATAGAGACTACTGATATTAAAACTATTAGGAGAGAATATGGCAGACGTTAAAAAAGAAATTATTTATAATGGAAATAAATATATTCTTGAGTCAGAAGATAATTATATTATCGAACATGATGATCCTGTAAATCACCCTAACCATTACAAGCAAGGTAATAGAGAAACTATTGAAGTCATAAAAGATTATATGACTGCTGATGAGTTTAGTGGATATCTTAAAGGTAATATTATTAAGTATGTTGGTAGGTTTAAATTTAAAGGTAATCCTTTGCAGGACTTAAAAAAAGCAAGTTGGTATTTAGATAAATTAATAAAGGAGATCAGTGATGGGACAAGTTAAGCAGGCGTTTATAGAAGTAGTAGATTTAGTTTGTGGATGTTTACAGAGAAACAAAACATTATCTCAAACTATTAATGAGTTAAGAGAACTACATGATTTTACAAATGGTAGTAATCCTTACTTACTAGATGAAGAATATATAGAAAAAACTTACTATGAATATAGAGGATACTAATGGATACAAAGTTACTGATGTTAGATGCATTAAGAAAAAAATACGAGGCACAAATAGCAGATGCGTATGCTAGTGCACTTGTTTATCTTAATTCAGCTGTTGGTATTGGTGAGCATCCACAGTTCATTGATGAGTTGGATAAACTAATAAATAAAATTTCTTCAGCAGAAGAAAGTATACAAACCCTTAATAAATATTTTACTGATAAATAAGAGGGGAACAATGAGTAAAGAAAAAAAACAACAAGAAGTTAATGGGAAAACATATCTAATAACATCAGAACAACTAATGGATATTATGAGATATTTAATGACTAGACCATATGGAGAAGTAGTAAATATCATGAGCAAACTATCTTCGTTAAGTCCGTTAGATCCTAGAATTAGTGCAGAGTTTGTGAAACAAGGAGAAAGCAATGACAGAAAATAAAGAGGATGAGATACTAAAACATACAGGAATCTTATTTGAACTTAAGATTGGTTTAAATAAAAACAATATGGTAGTCATAGACTATGGTGGGAAGCCTGTTACTAAGATTAGAGAAGCGTTAAAGACTCATCCATTTCATGCAAGTCTTTGTGCCTCAATAATTAATCATGCAAACTCTGTTTGTAAAAAACTACAAGAAGATGTTAAACAGATTATACAAAAAATTTAGATATTACTTCTGGCATAACTGTATCATGGATAAGTTAGAAAGTTATGCTAGTAAATTAAGTAACTGGTTTTGGACTAAGCGATGGGGTGATCCGTCACTTTATCGTAAGGCCCAAAAAAAAAGGAACCCAAGATAACTTAGGTTCCAAATTAGTCGTGTTGCCTTGCTACGGGGGAGTCTTTATGGCTCCCCTTTTTTATGCAAATAATCTATCTGTTTGTTGTTTAACTTTACTTAGTTTGATAGGTTTGCTTAGTATATCTTTTTGTAGTTTCTTAGGTAACTCCATTTTAATAATAGTTTGCTGATCCTCTTCATATTTTAAATCATAATTTTCTGAATCTTTTCTATTTTTAATGTATTGATTCATTAAAAATGCAGAGTAATTTGTATTATCTGGTATGTCACCTACTGATACTCTCACAGTTTCAGCATCAGCTAAATCATCAGGCCCTGTGCCTGCAGGTATTGTTGCCTCTGGTTCTATATCTTCATCTACTACCGATATAGGCATATCAAATTTTACTGAAGTTCTTTTAGTAGTTCCAAAAGCAGTAGGTCTATCCTCTGTTCTAAAAAATACATGTGATAAATTTATATAATCTTCTTTACCACTATTATGATCGTCAATAGCTTTTTCTAGTTTGCTATCTTTTAGTACCCATACATAGTAATCTTTGGGATGCCTAAAATATTCATTATTTCTAGCTTCATCTTCTATTCTACCAGTATTATCTTGATCAATTACATTAAATATATTAGTAGAACCTTGTGCTTTACCAGAGTTACTATAAATAGAAAAAAAATCTGGAACTTGATCTGGCTCATCAGACATAGTATTCTGCAATAAACCACCTTCTATTTTTTTTAATGTATACCCTGCATCCATTGCCTCTTTCATTCTAGTATTAATTCCCATAAGATCTTGGTCATAAACATTTTCTTCTGGATTTTCTATAGATATTTTTTCAGTTTTAACATTATAATTTTTAGCTATCTTTTCTAACTGAGGTGCTACAATATCATCATAAAATTTTTTAAGACCTTCAGCATCCTCTCTATCCATCCCATCATAACGATCAAATTGTATTTGACCATTTGTTATAGCTATACTATCTCTGCCATCATATACAGCTTTTTTTATCATTTCATTTAGTATTAACTCAACCCATTTCTTAGATTCAATTATAGGAAAATCTGGTGCAGACTCTTTTATTACTTCACGTTGTGCTTGTTCTAAAGTATCTGCTTGAAAATTTTGACCTAAATGAATACCTTCTTTATCAAATACATAATATTGATTTTTAGATATAGTTTGAGTAGGTATTAAACTACCTTCAGTATCTTTAGAATATAAAGTAGCAACTAAATTAACAGGCATATCACCTTTATTACTTTCAATTTCATATTCATTTTCATAATTTTTAAGAAATTCTTCAGTAATTTTATCCCCTTTTATAATTGTCCATTCAGATTCAAATCCTGATTTATTTGCTTTTTGTAACCAATCAGATTGTATTTCATCGATTATTAAAGTATTTTTTAATTTACCAGTTATTTCTTTTCCTCTAGATCCAAAATCAGCTGGTGGCGAGTCGGGTTCGCCTACTCCAACTTGTGTTCTAGCATGGCCAAACATATTACTACCATATTCAGTATTACCATGTTGTGATTGAAACATATTTTCATTATTAAAAAAACTTTTATCTATTTGAAAAGATGTAAATTCTTCATCTTTACCAAAACCTAACGTATAGTCTTTATATATTCCTGCCATACCTTCAGGTGCTATATCCTCATACGTACCTGTTGTTACATTAATATAAGGTGCTAAGTTTTTTTCCTGTACAAAATCCAATAACTCTTGCTTAGTTATAGATTCATTACCTTGTAATAATTTATCTAAGCCTAAGTATTTAATTTCATTTTTATCTGCTTGTATAAAACTCTTCCATTTATTTTTAGTAAGTTTATTTGGTTTAGCATCTGTAATAGATTTAACAACACGAGAATAAAACTCTGGCTGATCACCCATAAGTGCCAGTGCTGTTTGTTTTTCTCGACTTGTAAGTGGCCCAAATTCTACTTTGGGTTCCAATGCTTTTTCTGTTTGGGATTTAATGTCTTCTTGTTTGGATAAGTTTTTAGATATTTCTAACGCAGCTTCGGTAGCTACTTCGGTGCCAAGGTTTGGCCCTTTATCTTCAGGAGGTTCCTGTTGTGGTTGGTTGGATTGATTCTGGTCTTTGACCATTGGTAAATTGGGATCATCATCATCACTATCAGTAGATGCAAAATTAGGATTTACCATTGGCACACTATCTGCCTTAACCATAGGGGTATCCGCAGCTAATGTTTCGTTTAGGCTAGTAAAAGCCTCTTTACCATAAGTTGAAACAAACTTATTAAGACCTAACTTACTTAACTCTTTAGATAAATAAGGTGCAGCAAATCTACCTACTGCTGTAACTATAGGGATTGCAAGTAGTGGTGGTGCCATTTAACAATTCCAGGCTCTTAATGCTTTATTAATTCTAGAGTTAGGATCATTAGCAGTTTTCTTAGAAGTAAGTTTCTTTTTCATTCCACGCATACGAGCACAAAAAGAGGCACGCCTTTTATTGCCTACCTTTTTACTTGGTGCTTTTAAATTACCACCAGTCTCACGGTT